TATGACATCTGGCAAGTGGTATTTTGAAACTACTGATTATGAACTTCGGAACAGTGCATATTCAATTGTAGGACTAAAAAACATAACAAGTGGCGACATAATTTTTTATGTTGCAGATGGGGATAAGAAAATAAATGGCACTAGCAGTTCATACGGCGCAAGTGTGGCGGCATCTGATGTTGTTGGAGTTGCGCTTAACCTAGATGATGAAGAATTAAGTTTTTATAAAAATGGTGTAAGTCAAGGCGTCATTGACATTAGTGCATATCACTCTCAGGGAGATGTTTGGTTTTCTAGGTTAGGAAAAACTGGGACATTAGCACCTTGGGGAAATCGTTTTAACTTCGGCCAAGACAGCACCTTCTCTGGCGTACGTCCGGCTGGCGGCAACCAAGATGACAACGGCATAGGTGACTTTGCCTATGCGCCACCGTCAGGCTACCTTGCGCTTTGTACCGCAAACCTTCCAACGCCTACGATTGTGGATGGGTCTACTGCGTTTAATACGGTGTTGTATGATGGTAATAACAATACTGGTAGTCAATCTGTAACTGGCGTTGGTTTTCAACCTGACTTTTTATGGTTAAAAGAAAGAACAACCCTAAATGAACACTATTTTGTAGATGTAGTTCGTGGTGATAACTCTGGAGTGATGAGAACTGTATTTAGTTCTAGCAATAAGGTAGAGGAAGATACAAACAATGGTAGTAGTACAGCATATGGCATTATTAGTTCGTTAGACTCAGATGGCTTTACTGTTGATTCAGGTATTACAAACTCTGGGGGAACTAACTATGTTGGTCGCACCTACGTTGCGTGGAACTGGAAAGCTGGCGGCACAGCGGTCAGCAATACCGATGGCACCATTACGTCACAAGTTTCCGCGAATACTGACGCAGGGTTTAGCATAGTTAGTTATACTGGTACAAGTTCTGCTGGCACTATAGGTCACGGTCTGTCTAGCGCACCAGAAATGATTATCGTGAAAAACCGTGATGTAGATAGAAATTGGGGTGTGTATCACGCATACAATACATCGGCACCAGAAACAGATTACTTGAATCTGAACCTGACAGCCGCTACCGACGATAGCACGTTACCGTGGAACGATACCGCACCAACATCGTCAGTATTTTCTGTCGGAACTTCTGTGTTTTCAAACAGACCAAGCGAAGATTTTATAGCCTACTGCTTCCACAGCGTTGAAGGCTTCAGCAAGGCGGGTTCCTACACCGGAAACGGCAGCACAGATGGTACGTTTGTCTACACAGGGTTCAGGCCAGCTTGGGTTATGGTGAAACGTGCTGTTGGCGGCACTAGCAACTGGGATATTATGGATTCAGCAAGAAGTCCTTTTAATATTGTAGATACGAGGCTTTACGCAAACTTGAACAATGCTGAACCTACTGCGACTGATTACGTGGATTTTACATCAAATGGCTTTAAAATTAGAAACACAGCAAATTCACAAAATGCTTCAGGAAGCACATACATCTACCTAGCATTTGCCGAAAACCCATTCAAATACGCTAACGCCAGATAACGGAGATTTACAATGGCATATAAATACAGTGGTCGTATTATCCGCGCTGGTAAGGCGTGGACAGACAATGACGGAATACAGCACCCATCCAACTGGATGTTGTGGGATGACGCAACCAAAGCAGCCAAGGGGCTAATCTGGGAAGATGACGCAGCAGCATATGACAGCAGATTTTTTTATGCAGCGGGTGTACCAAGACCTCTTGATGACGTTAATCAGGTTGACGAGGATAACAATCCTGTGCTGGACGAAAATGGCCAACAAGTCGTGAGGCTTGGCCTCAAGTCAAACGCTATTGCCACAGTCAAGGCACAGGCTGGTGGCTTGCTTGCCCCGACAGACTGGATGGTGGTTCGCTCTGCCGAGAACGGCACCGACATCCCTGCCGATGTCTTGGCTTACCGCGCAGCCGTCAGAGCCGCGTCAGGCACGATTGAGGCAGCCATCACTGCCGTCACTACCCTAGACGCATTTATCGCGCTCTATGACGTTCCTGTGGACGCTGACGGCAATCCTACCGGCAACGCACCTATCAACGACTGGCCGGATGCAATCTAATGCAGATGACCAGCCTCGTAGATATTCTGCTTGGCCTAGTGGCGGCAGCGGGAGCTTGGTGGATGAGTGAAACCAGCAAAGAACAGAAGCGGCTCAACATCTTGCTGAACAAGACCCGCGAGGAATACGCCACAAAGGACGATGTGCGCTCCGATATGCGTAATGTAATGGACGCTTTGCACCGTGTCGAAGATAAGCTCGACAAGGTACTTAGCCGCGCCCCCTGATGTTTAAGGCGGTGGTGTTAGCCTGCATCATTGGCGCACCTACCGAATGTGTCGAGTTCCACGACATCCGTGGCCCTTACTCCACCGAAAGAGAATGTCGCAGCCGTGCGATGGAGATGTCCAGAGACGTTGGCGAGATAGCTAACCTAATGCCGGTTAAATGGCGTTGTGACTTGCTTAGGAAAGGGATGTTGTCCTGATGGAACCTATTAGCACCGCTTTAGCCGGTATAGCGTTGGTGAAAGCCAGCGTGGACGGAATTAAATCTGCACTCAATACGGCAAAAGATATTGGCGCTATTGCTAATGACATAGACGCGCTGCTGAATGGTCAGGCTCAGGTTCAGGCCGCCAGCAACAAGAAGGCTGGCGTCGGGCTGGCCGACCAATTCGGCATACAGTCAGTGGCGCAGGAAATGATCGACGCCAAGCTGGCGGCGGAACAGATAGCAGAAGTGAGGCGTCTGGTTGACCACAGATTTGGCGCTGGCACTTGGCAGTCTATTCTGGATGAGCGAGCCAAGCGGATCAGAGAGGCAAAAGAGGCTCAAGCCGAGGCGCGCCGGATAGCTCAGTTACAGCACGATGAAATGCTGGAAAACGTAAAAATAGGAATAGCTATTTTCTTGCTCGCTGCGGTTGTGGTAGGTTTGTTTATCGTTGTAATGGTATCAACAGCCGGGGCTATTGGCCTTACATGAGCGAAACAACAACTGGTCTGATTGGCGAGTATATCGCAGCAGCCGCTATCCTTGCACAGGGGTGGCGCGTCTCGATGGCTCAACAAGACCGGGTAGATATGGTGGCTTGGAATGGGCAAGAGTTTCTTCGAGTGCAGGCAAAGACTGCGAGTTTACTGGGCAATCAAGATGGTCGATCTCCGCGTCACCATTTCAACTTGGGTCACGGCTGTAAAACAAAACACTTACCTACGAAAGATGACTACGATGTTCTCTGCCTTGTTTCCCCCAATGCAAGAAGGTGCCTGTTCCTGCCGGTTACGAGCGTACGGCAATATAGTATGCGGCTGCCAGCGTCGCGTTTCACTGAAGCTGCGGAAACTGATAGCTGGGATAAGACGGTCGATCACGTTTTGGAGATGAGGCGCTAATGGATATCGAAAAGCTGCGTGATGAGTTAATCTCTGATGAGGGGATGCGCCTCGACGTATATCGCTGCACAGAAAATCACCTCACTGTTGGCGTCGGGCATCGTATCATTGAGGGCGACACAGAACACGGCAAGCCAGAGGGCTACACGATTACTGAGCGCCGGATGAAGCAGTTATTTGATCTGGACATCGCTATCGTGCGCGAGGATTGTCACCGGCTCTATGAGGATTTCAGCGACTTGCCCGAAGAGGCACAGCGCATCATCGCCAACATGATGTTTAATATGGGCTTGCCCACAATGAAGCGCTTTAAAGGCATGAAGCGTTGTGTCGATGCGCGTGACTGGGCTGGGGCTGCGCTAGAGATGCTCGACAGCAAGTGGGCGCGTCAACTGCCCAATCGCTCGGAGCGTTTGGTTAAGCGCATGAGGGCGCTGGCGGATGGCTAAGGCGATTACCGAATACAAGATTATCCCGCGCTTTATGATGCTGGCGTTTACGGTTATGGCGTGGAATGTTTGCGACTGGTTTATGGGGCTTGGCGTCTCAGCCACAACGCAGCAGACAGCGTTTGTTTCAACTATAGTCGGCGCGGCTACTGGCGCTTTTGCCGTCTGGATGTCACACGAGGGTAAGTAAATGTTACAAGCACTAATTGGCCCAGCCACCGAAATCATCGGCAAGTTTGTCGAGGATAAAGACCAGAAGAACAAGCTGGCTCACGAAATAGCTACAATGGCTGAACGCCACGCGCAAGAACTTGCCAAAGGGCAGCTAGAGATAAACAAGGCTGAGGCATCCCACCGCAGCATCTTTGTGGCGGGATGGCGGCCTTTCGTGGGCTGGACGTGCGGCGTTGCCTTGGCTTGGCACTTTGTGCTAGCGCCGTTTATCATCTTTGGCAGCGCCTATGCTGGCGTGCCTTTGCCTGACCTGCCGCAGTTCGATATGTCTAGCTTGTTGACTGTCCTGATGGGTATGCTTGGGCTTGGTGGCTTGCGTAGCTTCGAGAAAGTCAAAGGCCTAACGAAGTGATCCACGACCACCAGAACGAGCGTAGCTGGTGTCCACGCTGCGGCACACGCCTGCGCCTGATTGAGGTACACGGACACACGCAATGCGTCGAGTGCGGCTCAGTCGTGGACGATTGTTGTCAGGGCGAAGTGTGCCAAGAAAAGCCCCCGCACTATGGCGGGGGTCAGCAAGATTAGTCGTATAGGTATTTTCGTTTAAACCTGTCGCCGGTCTGCATATCCTCATACAAAACCTCGTAGGTGTTTTCGCCGACCGGCTCGACCCGCCGCACCATCGCGGTGACTATTCGACCACTCTCGCCGGTCACGCTGACGAGCTGGTCTTTTTCAAAGTGTGGTTTCTTCATTTTACCCCTCCAGTTTGGCCTTGGTTGGCCGCTTAAAAAATCCAAATTTCTGGTCGTCCTTGCTTGGCTCAACAGCCGCAACAAACGACACGCGCTTGCCCTTCATAGCTTGGCCGGTAAGCCACTCGCCATTTTCCTCGGCAGGCTCATGCAGCTTTGATGGGATAGAACCCCAAACCTTAAAGCCACTGTCATCACGCACCAGCATTTTCCACTGGCTGCCAAAGGCGGTCTCGCGGATGTCAGTTGAGATGATAACGCCGGAAACCTCGACACGACCGGCAGGGCAATCTGCGGCGGCTTCCCATTCTGCGGTACGCTCGGCTTCGCGCTGCTCTTCGCGTGCCATAATTTTGCGAACAGCAGCCTCTTGGCTTTCTGTCAGTCTGCCCCACTGATGTAGCGCGTCGCGCATATCAGCGATAAAATCGCTACCACCAGCAGCCACAAAACGCTCGATTTCTTTGCGCGTCTCATCCTCGGCGATCCAACGCTTGTTACGCCCGATAGACGCGTTAGCCTTGATGGCGGCGTCACGCCCGCGCTCCCAAGCGTCGCGGTTTTCGATGTGCGTTGTATGTGTCATATCAAATCTCCCTTGTTACCCTACGAATATATGATGCTATCACTCTAATATCAACCCCCTTGATGCAAAAAAAAGACCCCCAGCCGGAGCTGAGGGTCAGGGAGGGAACGCGGGAAGGGAGGATACCCGCGCACCGATTATGTTAGCCTAAAGCCTGCCGTCTTACCAGCCACCCTTGTGGCGGCACCACGCTCGATAAGCTGGTCTTGGTATTTCTTAACCATAGACGTGCTGAGGCTCATTTGGTCGGCGATTTGTTGCAGCGTTGGCGCGTGGCCGTACTTCCGCACAAAGCGCTGCCAGACGCGCCTAAAATGCGCCTGCTTGGCGGTTAGGTTAGCCTCAGTCATTATCCACCGCCTTAACGGTCAGCGTGCCTTGGCGCGCAATCCGTGCAGGCTTTGCCGGTGTCGTCTTGGCCGGTTGTGCCTTGAAGTTGCGCATAGGCCAACGCACGAAATATGCGGTATTCCCGACAACGCCAGACGCCTTCTCGTGACTGCCCAT